CTCATCTTGCAATGCATGATATGGGAATAGATAGGTTTACTAGAATTTTTAGCCAAACAACTAAAGAGAGCCAAAAACTATTATTTACATCTAAGTCTAGATTTTCTACTAAACCTAAACCTGGGGATGTTAACCATTCTTTATCACTAGAAGTAGAGAAGGTATGGGTTGCACTTCAATCCCACGAGAATATGGATGACATAATAGGGTTGGAAGAAGCAGCACCATTCATTTTTAAAGACGCATTAAGGGGTGGTAAACCATTAGGGTCGGAGAGTCCAGGAAACGCTATAAAGTTTACAAATCTTATTGCAGAGCCTGAGGAAAAGCATAAAGTTATTGATACTCTTCTATTCTTTCTAGCCTTATTTAGAACTTCGGTAACTAATAATGCTACTAACCCTATGCTTGGTCCTCCTATAATTAGGTTAAGTTTTGGAACTATGTATCAAAGTGTACCTTGTATATGTAAAAGTTATACTGTAGGGTGGTTAGAGGATGCAAAGTATGATTTAGAAACTCTTACCCCTCGTAGAGTAGAAGTTGGATTACAGTTAGAAGAGTTGCGAGTAGGAGATTTTGGAACATATGATGCGGCTATACCTGTTAAAAGAGATAATCTTGCAGGTTGGGAATCGGCTATAGGTGGTTACTTTACTACAGATCCTATGCCTTTAGATAGTTTTGGAAAGGGAGGATAAATGGTATCTAGAACGAATACAGGAAGACGATCATCTTTTGCTCAAATAATAATTACTCATAAAGGGAAGCCTATTTCTACTTCAGTAGGGAGTCCTGTCTATGAAGGTGTTTATGGAGGGTCTCAATTAAATTTTACGCGCACTCCTGGGAATATTCCATATGGATTTGATCATAGGCCAGATTTGATATCTAACTTATTTTTAGATACTCCCGCTAGTTGGTGGATAATTTGTGAAAGAAATGCTATCTTTGATATATTCGAACAGTTGAATGCGGGAGATAATATTCAAATTCCTGTAAAGCTATAATAAGTTATGAATATTCCTGCCGCTAATATAGTGATGACGTTCGATCCTGAAGCGATGATAAGGTTTCAGGAAGAACGTTCTTTTACTGGCTTTAAAAGTTGGGCTGAGGCACAAGAAGCAAAAGACAGAGAAGCGGCTTCTGCGGATAAGAAGAACTATAGACCCCAAACTTATCTCTTTAATAATGTTCCAGGTTCTAATTTTCTTTCTTTAAGCCATCAATATGGGTTGGGTGGTAGCAAAGAAGCTCCTGTAATTAGAATTGAATTGGTAGATCCTCAAGGTCTTTTTGAGGACGCAATGATGGCTGGTACTATGGCTTCTAATGAACCAGCTACAACTAACCCTTATTTTACTCTTTTGAAAAGTAAAGAGGCTGAGATACATGCTGAACAACGAGCTATTACTGCGCTACGGGATACCCTTAATAAAGAATACGGTAAGGACAAAATAACCGTTGATAGTATATATCGCGGCTTAAGGAGAGCTAAACATGATCCTACTTTCACATATATGGCAACGATTAATGGGAGAGATATTACGTTGGATGAGGAGATGTTCGATAGAGCAAGAGAACTGCTAGGAGAAAAATCTGCTCGGAGTCGTAAATTAAGAGCTTTGACTAAAGACCTAGGTGAGATGGAAGTTTCGGGGATGAGCAAGAAATTAGCATTTATCAATAAACAGATGGCTGAGAATGTTCCTTTAACCCAAAGACCTGTTTATATTACTTATGGGGTGGGAGATAATTTGCTAGATTGGTCTCCTCCTACATGCTTTGGAGAAATTACAACGTTAGAATATAAATTTGATGGAAAGGGGGCACGAATTTTAACTCTTCTATTCGCTGGTCAAGCTGTCCATCCTAACCTGACTAGTATGGGTATTAATCCTTTAGGGGATTCAAAGAAGGGATTTCTTACTAAAGGAATGTCTAATCCTTTTTTTAATGATGAATCATACGATTCTCAACTTAAAGCATTAACCCAATTGAAGGCACAGAAAGATGTACCTGATTTTAGATATATAGGAAAACCAAATCGTCCTAGTTTCCATCTACTTATTACTAATACTATAAGAAATTATATTAGAAGCGGAACAGATTATGATAATGTAGTTGTTATTTTACCTAATTTAGATGCAGGAGGGCAGGGAAGTGGTTATGGGGGAGGTAACTTACAGGGATACTTCCGTGAAACGTGGAAGAGGGTGTCACCACAGATCAGTAATACTAGTTTGCAGAAAGTAATAGATAAATGTACTACTGCTGGAAAGTTACCTGGAAAAGCAATTTCTACTGTTAGCGATATGAAACGGGTAGAATGCTACAAACAAGTATTAGAATCTATAGGATTTTCTGTAGCAGAAACGAGGATGTTTTCTGGTATGGGTACTCCAACTATGGTCGGTACTCCAGCGGCAGGAGCTATTCCCCATATTCCTTATGAGGAAGCAGCTACCCCTGAAGAAGCTTTGGAGTGGTTCACCAATAGAAGAATGTATGCTGTTTTACAAAATGATTATGTTTCCCAATCATTTAGAGAAAAATTAGAAGCGGTAGCATCTTCTCTTTCCAAGATTATTAGAGATTATAATCATGGATTCCGTGAATTGAAAGCAGGTTTTCATATAGAAACTGATTATAACATGTTAAATATAATGTATAAACATCAGTTAATTGATGATAAAACGGTACCTGCAATTATATGGGGGGATAAGAATATGATTCCCCAATTCTTACAGGCGCGATTAATGGAAGCCGATATAGCTCAGTTAGCTTCTGAACTACATGCCGAGTCACCTGATAGTAATAGGAAAGCAGAACAAATAAGAGAGACAACCATGAAGCTGCAAACCGGGAGAATAGAACGTGAGAAGGTTGTGAAAACTATTATCACGGATGTCTTACACCCTATAGATGTTTTGCGAGGACTTAATTATAATTATATGAAAGATGTAGTGGATTATCTGAGACCCCCGATCTGGAATTCACCTTTTGGGCCAAGTTATGGGGATTTAGAAGATAGTGAGATGTTGAGTAATAGTACTACCATGAGAGAGGGAGTGGAGCACCTTAGAAAAGATCAACCTCATGCGGCTAGTAGACTTCCTATCTTCTCATTGGGGACTAAGAATTCTAATATCCTCTCTATTGATATTGATATTAATCAAATATATACTAAGTGGATGAAAACTGCTGGACCTGTCCCAGCAACTGATCAACAAAAAGTAGATGCTTTTTTTGGTAACCCCCCTAGTCAAATGCGTGATAAAGCAGCTAAAATGTTTTCAGCTATGAGTAAATTTGACCATACAAAGGTAGATGAAGAAACTGGTGTTCCTAAGGACTTTGAAGCTTTAGTAGAGAAGTGGTATTTAGATGTTGGGGGCTCCTTATTTGATGATCGCATTCAAAATTTTGATCAATGGTCAACTTTCTTTAGTGAAGCTCGCACAGAATTGGGATTAGGGGAAGAATTTAGTGACATGGCGGGTAAAGAATTTGAGAATTGGTTTATTTCTAGTAATAAAAAGGAATTTTATAAATATATGTGGTCTGCTTTTAAGGCTTTATATGATAAAACAGCGGGAACTAAAGGGTTTAACCGTTCGCAAATAACAATCGGGGGTAAAGAACCTACAGATGCGGGAATAACTGCTGTTGCGAATATAACCAAGAAATTAGGAGAAAATGTACTGAAAGGGAAAATAACCACACTTCCTCAATTTAATTTAGCAAATGATATAAGAGTCCTGAATAGACCATGCCTAGTATTTTGTGCGGAACCTAGGTTTACTCTTGGTGGAGGATTAAAGGAAAAAGTTTTTACATGGTATTCTGGTTTATACCAACTTAATGGGTTTAAACATACTATTAGTAAAGGAAATGTTCAGTCTCAATTTTTTATTATGCGAAGCCCAACTAGTAGTAAAAAAAATGATGATGAAGAAGACAACGAGGCTGGATCAGAATGACTTTACGACTCAAAATAGGAACTGTAACCAGCAAGGCTGATATTAATCAGACGGGTAAATTTAAAGTAGCTTTTAAAGCTGCTAAAGATAATGAGCCCCTAGAAGAAACTGTGAGCTATGTATCTCCTTATGGAAGCAACCAGTCGGCTTTTATAGCCATTCCTGAAAAAGGATCTCAGGCATTATGTTTATATGATGATACTGCTGGATCGGATGATCTTCAAGGTTATTATTATATAGGATCTTTAATAGGGGTATCACCTGGAGCTAATAGATTAATGTCGGTAGAATCCGATACTCCTCCTCCTGTTCATACGGGGTATATTGATAAAACAGTTCCTGGAGCCGCTGGTCCCCCTACGCCAGAAGGAATTTTTCCTGAAGTTCTTCCCGAAAATCAAACCCCATTTCCTGATATTTTTCAAGGAATGTATGATGCTAAAGGTACGGTCCCTGAAATGATGGGACTCACCAGTCTTAGGTCTGATTCTATGACTATCTCAAATAGGTATAGGGGGAATAAGGGTGCTGATCCATATCAAGATTATAAAGTAAGTCTTCAGAGTGGTTCAGGAAAAAGATTGGCTTTAATTGATAGCCCTACGGTAGATGGAATCGTGATGACTAATGAACATCGCGGGAAAGATTATATGATTTGGAGTACAGGAATGAGTGAGCAGAGTCCCTTTGCCGAAGGGGAGGTTCATTGGAGAACTCATGGTCCCTTTAATCTATATTCCTTATTTAATAGATTTCATATATGGATAGAAGATGGATTAAATATTGAAATTGAAAACAAATCTACAGGAGCTAAGTCATATGGACCAGGAGGGAAACTCGGACCCCCTTCTACAGGAGGAGCTAAAGCAACTCAGAGAATTTCCACATTTGGAGATGAAACTACGGGATGTATCCATTTACTTTCACATCATAATAACATAACCTTGGAAGCGTTAGAGGCTGATTCTGTGATCCGTATTGTATCTCCAGGCGCAGACTCTAAAATTATTGTAGATAGTGGGGGAACAGTAGATATAATAGCTAAAAGTAAAGTTACCCTACAAAGTGATACTGAAGTAGAAATTAATGCTCCTATAGTAGATATTAATGCTACTGGAAATATCACAGTAGATGGGGCTCAAGTACACTTAAATGGAGAGGGGCCTGGGTACACAGCGTAAGGTATAAATAATGGCATTTGATTATTCTAAAGCAGCAAGGATTATAACTACTTCTCCTACTCCGGTTTTGGATGCGATGGGCACTCAATTTGGAGTACCTCAATGTATGATGCGTATGGCTAAAAATGCATTAGCTGCTTTCCCCTCCCCCGTTTTAGGTGGAATGAATGGTAGTATTGAGGAAGGAAAAGCTCTTGCTGATTCTGTATTTAAAGATATCACTCGAAAGATATTTTTGGATACGGGTATTGTTGAATATGATACCACTACAGGTAAGTTTGTTTTTGTATCAGCAACATCGAAACTGGGGGTGGAGAGGAGTGCTTTAGATGACGTTAATAATCTCTTTGGACTCGGCACTATTTTAGGTTTTGGGGCTAAAGCTTGGGTGATGGGAGAGAAGATAGTAGAACAATTTAATGATATCAAAAATTGTATTGATAAAATGAAATCCTTTAGTGCTCTCCAAAAAGGCCCATCAGCAGTCGCGGATAAGATGGTAGGCTTTACCGCAGGAGGCTCCATCTTTAAACCACCTCCCCCAAGCGAAGCTGCTAGTTTAGTATTTGACCAAAATAAGGATATGCTTGAGACGGCTACTGGCTTCATTAATGAAGCAAACGCGCAACAAAATAATATTAGGTCAATTCTCCAAGCGAGACAAAAGGATCCTGCTAATAACCCCGAACCCGTATTTTGGAAAAATATGGTAAATGAAGACCCTAACAGTCCGTGGTTTGGGCAAACATTAGATCAAGCTTTATCTGGGCTAACTTCTTTTAATCTAATAGATGCTGATGCGGCAGCTAATGGTGATCCCATTGTTCCTGTAGTAGAATCTTATAAAGAAATAACACAGGCTCCTAGTGGAATGGGGCCTCCTGTTTCTAAAAAGGGACAATTTTTATTCTCTAAAACAGGAATTTATTATGATTCATATGGAGGAGGGCTGGACTATTCAGGGTGTATTACAAATATTGTAAGTGCTATTTATTATGATTCATCTGGAAACCCTATACCAGGAACTGGTGTACCAGATAACATGGTGAAATGGATGCATGAATATAACCCTAACATAGGTGGAAAGGGTGAGATTGTAACATGGAATACCTTTAACCAATGGGCTAATACTGCATTTGATATAACCCAGATAGACGAAAGCCCCTTTATGCAAACTTTTTATGAGGAAGATCATTTTCTTCAAGTTGTAATTGATCAACGTAATAGAGAGCTTTATGATTTATCAACTTATGTTACAGATCTTCAGCTAAGTGGGTATGCTGAAGATAGTGCTCTTGTAACTAATCAGAGGCAAATTTTATATGCGGCTATTGCAACTCATGATTCGAAAATTAATCGTAGAAAGAAACAAATTCAAGTACACGTTTTACTTTCCCCTCCCACTAACCCAGCGCAAAAGGGAAATATTCCTATTAATAATTTTGAAGGATTGGATGGGGATAAATTAGCTATTGAAAGAGGGAAGCAAGAAGCATTATTATTTCATCCAGGAGATGCATCTGGTATAGTATTACCTCTCTGTCCAACATTTATTAAGAGTGATATTCCACAAAATGCATTTACAGTTAATGAGTTAGTGGTTCCTGAAGTAGGAGTAGGGGGTATTATTTCTTCGGATCCTCATGTTTCTGGAACAAGTGGTACTACATTATCTTTAAATAATCAGATTGCTACTTCAGGATTAGTGAGTATTTATAATTTCTTAGATGCTGATTTAGTGGCTCCCAATTCTAGTGAATATTTTGTTATTAATTGTAACACAAGTGCTGTTAGTGATAAGCCAGCCCAATTAGTGGGCTCTTCTATTCCTTCGATGTTCCCTTCGGGGATTGGAATCCCATACTTTAGAGGAGTTTGTAATTTCTTTTCTGGAGTAAGTGGAGACGGTAATCCTAAAGTTCTAAATCATGCTGCTAATTTAGAATATTTGCATTCCCCCTATAGACCATACGGATATGGGAGAATTCAGAGTGGTTGGGATGACATTGAAAGTTTGTTATATTCAAGGTCAGGAGCTACTTTTGAATTTTGGACACATGTTCCAGACCTTCATGACAGTGCGGGAGCGGGATGGAATGCTGACAGTGCCTTATCGTCATTACATAGAGTAGTAGTGGGTTGTGAGAATCGTGGAGGAACCTTCTCCTCAGTAGATCCTTACTGGGTTGCTGGCCCCCAACAAGGCACTAAGACAGTAAAGGGTTTATTGATGGGATTTAGTAGGGACTGTCGCATGACCAGCGGAACTGCCCCCAGTAATAATCCTGCGGATAATGACCTCACAAAGGGTCTTGTATTTCATATGAGTCCTACTCAATCTATTAATACGAGTGGAGTAACATTCTTAGCTGCTTCAGCTAATCCAATTCTATGTCCTCAGGATATTGTACCCCCGAGTGGATACTATGGAATACAAGTAGATACATCTACTACGGCTCTTAATGGGAGTAGTTTTGATGATTGTTCCGCGAACTTTATGTTAGCTACTGTTACGGTAGATTATGTTTCTAAGTTAACACACATTTATTTAAATGGAAGTCTTTTAGCTTCCTCTACTATAACGGAGACATTTGGAGATACAGGGCCTCCTCAAATTCCAGGCATGATAACTCCTGATTCCTTTAGTTATAATTCTGTATTTAGTGGCCTTCCTATGAACGGACCTTTGTTCCCACCTAATTCAGTGGGGCAAACAGATTTTTGGTATTGGGATGGACCACAGCTTCAAGGGGGAAATTCTAGGATGGCTTTAACCCCTTGGATAATTGGGGGAGGTTACACAGATGGTATGTTTTATAAGTCTGGTGACGGATCCATAGAAGGCATGAACTTTATGGGAGGAAAATGGGGAGGCAAAAAAAGTGGTTTATATGGATACCTTGGAAGCCTAAAACTATATAATAGAGCCCTTTCTTCTGGTGAAATTTTAACTAACTATAAAGCTCAACAAGGCTTTTTTGAAAATATTTTAATCTAATGGCTATTACTACTACTCATAATTCTTACGGAGCCCCAGTTAGCATTAGTGTTAAACGGGCTACCGCTTCGAAATATAAGAAGAATAGCGGTTTTGCCTATCCTCTCGTCGGTTCTTTTAAACAAGTAACAGGAAACCCTGCGGTGCTACAAGATAACAAAGGACCAGGGGGGTATTTTAGTAAATCATATGGGGTAGATCTTATTAGAAATAATTTAAGACAGCTTTTTCTTTGTGAAAAAGGAGAAAGAGTAATGTTACCTGGGTATGGAATGTCTTTGAATAGATATTTATTTGAACCCATGGATGAAACAACTTTTTTCTTAATGAGAAACGATATTCTTCAAACTTTAAAAAAATACTTTAGTATAGTTAAGGTTATTACTCTAGCTATTTTTGAGGATAGGTTTCGAGACCATCAGCTTATAGTAAAGCTCACTCTTCAATTATTAGATGAGTCGTTAGATATTTTTGATGTAGAGGTTAGTATAACATAATGGCATTTTCAGGAACAACAAATACAGATTTTATGAAGTTAGGGGCAATTCCTGACCAGAAAAAACAGCAGTATATCGACTATGCGGGAAATGATTTTTATTCTATTCGACAAGACTTAATCGAATATATTAAAGCAGTTTATCCATTAGATTATCAAAATTTTTCAGAATCTGATTTAGGAGTAATGCTAATTGAAATAGTAGCATACATGGGGTCCGTTTTATCTTTAAAGGGGGATATGCTGGCGAATGAAAATTATTTAAGAACAGTGAAAGTTCGTTCTAACCTAAGAAAACTTTTAGAATTGGTAGGGGTAGATATGCGGGGTCCCTTAGGAGCAGCGGCTTCTGCTAAATTAACTTGTACTACTGATCCTGTAGTAGCTAATTTTCCTCTAACTTATACGCCCAGTAATAGAGTTTTTGCTGTTACCTCGCGGGAAGATGGAGCCCCAGTAAATTATACGTTATATAAAATCGAAAATAATCTTATTCAAGATATTAAAAATGTTAATGCATCTTTTGACCTTTCAGGCGATGAAGCAGATAACGCAGTAAGTTCTGTCTTTACGAATGTGGCTATGTTAGAGGGATCTTTAAGTGTGCAGAAAGGAAATTTTGATTCATTAGAAGGGAACAAGCGAGTCTCTTTGACGGATTCCCCCATTATTGAAGGAAGTGTCCAAGTATATATTGATACAGGAAATTCTGCGGATCCTGCGAACGGATCTTATACCCAAGTTGATAGGCTATTTTCTGCGTCAGGCTTAAACGATAGAATTTTCCAAGTTATATACGATGATAATTATGCAGCCACCGTGTTATTTGGTGATAATGCTTTAGGTATATCTCCTCCAGCAGGATCAACATTTACAGTAGTGTATAGAGTAGGAGGGGGGAGTAGAGGAAATATTGGGAAAGAAATGATCAATGTGGAAACTACAGTTGAGACTGCGGGAGGTACCCCAGATGCTCTCACTATGACTACTGAAAATATTTCTGATGCTACAGGGGGCTCGGAAGCTGAAACATCCCAACATGCTAAAAAATATGCTCCCTATACTTTTAAGAGACAAGATAGAGTAGTAACTTTAGAGGACTATATCGCTATAGGCAATACTTTTAGAAGCTCTCAAGGAACTATAGGAAAAACTACTGCTGTTACTAGGGATGCTTTTTCATCAGCTAACGTTATTGATTTGTACACGTTAGAGAAGGCAGATGATTTAAGGCTTCAAAAAGCTTCCCCTACATTTAAAGAACAATTACTTGCAGAAATTGAGCCTAAAAAGATGTTGACTGATGAAGTAGCTGTCGTAGATGGGCTCGTTAGAACTTTAGATCTAGTAGTGACTATACGAATTGATAAAGAATCCGAAGCGATTGAAACCCAGATTTACCAAGAAGTATCTCAAGTTATTCTCAATCATTTCAGTATTGATAGTGCTGATTTTGGAAAGCCTTTTGTGGCATCGGAGTTAAATAGAGAAATTTTCAGGTTACCTAGTGTAAGGTATTCTACCGTGGATAATATGCCTGAGGTTACAACGGTAGATTTTAATGAGATTATTCAATTAAACAACTTTACTATTAATACTGTGTTAGTGTAATGTCCAGAAGGTATATAAAATCATCTAAGATCAATCAGTTAGATCAGGTTACTCCTGAAATAGTTGCGGTGGTGTCTGCTAAAGATAATATCGCAAGTAGGGCTCAGACACAAAAATACTTTAAGAGAAATTATTTAGAGGCTATCAGGCAGATAGTTCCTGATTTTTATTTTGAAGATGAGGTGGCGGCTAGTGGAACTCATATCTCTTATCCTAATCAATTAATTAACTCTCATATATTAGCTAATAAACATCAATCTACTATCCTCCCTGTTTCCTCTTTAACCTACGATCATTATCTTTCGGCTATCAATACCCCTTCGGGCTTTGCCAAATATTTTTATAAGCACTATAACCCCGCTCAAATTACGCCTGATGATTTTCAACGTAATATATTATTTCCTCTAAAAACCAAATTATCTAATTACAGTACTAGTCAGGCTTTTATAGACTATGTAAGTGGAACTCTCCTACCTAGTATACCTGCTATAGCTACAGGTTATCATGAGACTGATAACTTAGCTACTCTTACAGTTAGTGCTTATGCTAATGATTCTTCGGGGACCTATAAGTATTTAGCGAATAATTTAGGGTGGCTATATTTCCTTAATAGAGAAGGTCCTACAGATGGATTTGATCCTTCTGCGGGGCTTGCCACCTTAATGACAAATACTTTTTGGAGGGGGCGATCTCTTGTACTTGAAGATGTTATTAATATTTATCAGGAATACCTGTGGAAAAATCAACCAGTTTGGGGGATAGCAGAGAAAATTATCCCTACTAATTATGTTTCAGGAGTGGATATAAGTGCAGTTACGTGGACCAGTGGCACCCAATTACTAGATCGTCTTAAAACATTAAATAAGGTAGTATACTCTCCCCACTATCTGGATAGTCCTGATACAGCCGTAGAGGATGCTTTCTATACTTACCTTTCTACATCAACTCCTACTGAAGATGGATCATTAATTACTACTACAGAAGAAGCGGGACCTTTAACTCGTTTTCTGGAGGCTATGTCTTTCTCTATTGCGGATAGGATCACAGAGCATAATGAAATAGATGTTTTGTATGACATAGGAAAATGCCCTGATGAATTTTTAGAACTCTTAGCAGAATTAATTGGTTGGAAATTTATTGGGGCGGATGTAGACAAGTGGAGAGTACAATTAAGAAATGCCGTAGAAATTTATAAGATGAAGGGAACTAAAAGGTCCATTCAAATTTTAATGGATACTTTATTTTCTACAGGGGTCTTTAATGTTACCACTAGTGATACTATAAAAGAGTTGTGGGAATCTTATATTCCTGATTTAATGTACTATGCTCTTGCTACAAGTTCTCCTGCATTTGTGGATTTTGATGTTTACACTCCTGAGTTAGCTCGTCAGTTTGGTGTTCCTCATTACTCTGCGAGCAGCATGGAAACTAATATAAAATATACTATAGATAAAATTCTATTCGATTTAACCCGAGAATTTCCTAATAGTTTTTATTTAGGGGGTAAACCATTCCCTCAACTAGAATTAGTATCTTCCAGTACAGGAGAAGCTTATACAGGTCCTTACCATATTCTTCCTCCATCGAAGGGAAATACTCCTATACCACGATGCAATGTTCAAAGAGGATTATTCAGACCTCCTCCGAATGTTCCTAGTCCATGCCACATACGAGTTCCACCTCCTCCCATCTTTCTTGAATCTCAGTGGCCCGTATTCAAAACGGGGTCTAGAGCAGGACCTGATTCTGAATTTTTGCAATTAAAGTATGATCCTACTTTTATGTTCTTCTATAGAGACAAGGTTAACTTAGTTCCTCCGTATGAGAATAGACAGTATTATACAGCTACTAAAATTACAGAAAATTTATTAGAGCGTATTGAGTATTATTTAATATGTTACGGAGTAGATAAAGCTTTTGCTAAACAAGTTGTAACTTTCTGTAGGAACAATCTTACTGCAAGTCTGGACGCAGATACGGTTATTAATAGTTTTCTTTTGTTCACTAAAACTAAGCAGTACCCACCAAATTACACTACAATTTTAAGAGACTCTACTAAACAACGTTTAGTAGATCCCATAAAACTTCTAAGTTTGTGGAACGGTAAATCGTCTCACTTTATCATGAGCTTTGAGGCTAGTTCTTTTGATTGGGATGGGCAAGCTTTACGGTCTACAAGCAAGTATGGAATCCAAAAAGTTATGAGGGTTTTGGATCAAGTTATTCCAGCCCACGCTATCCCTAAAATATTAGTTTCTGTATCTGATGTAGCAGATACTATGGATGCTATAGCAGATAAAGATTGTAGAGAGTGGAGACCCAACTTTACAGATCTAGGTTCTAGTGACATTACTACTAACTATGCAATATGTGCAGTGGATATGGAATCTATAGCTGTGGCAAATGGGATACCCCCTAAACGATTTAAACGCGGTCAAGTAAACAATATTAACGATGTGTTATTTGCATCTGGCGTAGATGATTTTATTTCTGTCCCTAGAAACTCTTTAAGAAGAAGGAGTTATCATAATCTATTACCAGAAACTAAATTCTTTACTAGAAATGGAAGAAATAATCCAGGCAGCTTAGAGATGTCATCTCCAAGTTACTACTCTTCTTCAATAGGGTATCTTCCTTTAGGCTTTATACCTTCTTCTTTACAATTTCAATCTGTAGCATTACGCCAAAACCCTAGGGGGAGGGGTATAGGGAAGTTAATAGATTATGATAATCTAAATGCCGTGTGGGATATATGTCAGAATTTATTATCCCCTAGTTCAATATTTGGATATGATGTGAGTAACACGTTTGCCTCTAGAGCAAAACAGATTGTAGCAACATCGGATTGTAATACTTATGGCAGAAGGGGTCAATTACAGGAAATTATTTATACAATGAATAAGATCCATAACAGAGAAAAATATCTTCAAGCTAGTTCGATAGTTTCTGGTTATTTGGATGAGTTTGGAGTTATAAATCCTAATTGGCCTACAAGTAGTACTTTGATACAACCTACTGATTTTAGTGCATGGTATAATGAGAAAGATATAGATGTTGTACCATCTATAGCTAACTCTTTACTTAACCAAGAATCATCAGATGAGTCTTTAACTTACTATGAAGATTTTGCTTTTGGTTCAAAGGTACACAAATTATATAATGTGTATAATAGTAGTAGTTACTTTAGTGGGCATGGCTTAACTAATAATTATAATCTACTAGGGGTTCCAAACTTTTTCTCCCACACTTTTGGTCCACTTATTTATAATTCTAATTTTGATATTGATGGATCTACCTTAGGTACTAGTGGGTATCTTGCAGCTAGTGCGGTTACCTATGAGGTAGATTTATCCTACTATGGAGGGAGTGGGGTTTTAAGTTTATCTGGAGTTAAGGGAGATTATGAGGGGCTCGGAACTTATGCAGCCTCAACCGCTGGGGATGTTTTCCTTGCTCATCCAGAATTTCGTAATAGCAATATTGTAAGTGCCGTAGAATTGGTGGATACGTCAGCACCTTATACATTTGGATCTCATCCCATTTTTTCTGTATTTAAATTAAGTAGAGATGACCAAAGTAAGTATGCTTATTCTAGTTATTTAATTAACAATCAAATTATTAAATATCACCGCTCTACAAATAACGATTTGTTCCCGCGTCTTAGAATTAAAATTGATAATTCTAATTATAATAATAAATCTCGAAACTTTTTAGAACCTAATCATGAATATGAGGTAACTGTAAAGGCTCATAATTTAGATGTAAGTAATGCAGAAGTAGGGGGGCTAAAGCTAGGGCTATGGGTGAGGACTGAACCAGAGAACGATGAGGTGTGGTCTCATGTACCCGCAGGAGCATACGATAGGTGCGGAATTTTATTAGATAATTGGGAACCTATACGGGTAGCTGATTTATCTTCTGCTAATGGAATTAATCTTGTGAGTACTAAAGCTGATTATAAACCTTTCCACTCTAAGAGTTTAAATAGTGTAATTGGGAGTGGAGTAGGGGCTTCTATGGGGGCAGGAATAATTATAGATAGTTATGATTTTAGATGTTGGGAACCTATGCTTATAGAGTCTACCTTAGTAGGGACAAATCCCCAAGCTATTGCTAATGCTAAAGAAAGAACTCGTCAAGATCTTACGTTTAGATTTACTACAGAAAATAATAGAACTATTAAACCAACAGCCAAATATTTAGATGAGTTTGGGAAGGTTCATCGGACTGATCAAAAATATGTTTTAGAATTTTTTGTTCCTCAGTCTAGTAAGAATGCGAGTAAATTTATAGTCTTCGAAGATATAAGTATTAAAGATTTAACGAACTATAATAATTCGGTTATTAAAACTAAATATGGTGAAGCTCAATTAGACTCTAAAGATTTAAAATCTGTGTTTAGATTCTTTAAAGATATTAGTACAGGATTTGCAAGTAGGAATTCAGCCATCACCTTAGGAACTATGGAAGTTTCAGGCGGCAGTCGTATGAACTACAGATCGAATAAAGAAATGTATACTAATGAAGTGTGGGGAGAGCAGGGTGCCCTCACTCTTAGTAATAAATTCGGGAACTTTGTATCGGGGATAGAAATTCATGAGGGGTAAAGTAGAAGTATATGCAATCCACTCAGATGGCTCTGAGACGCTCCTCTTAGAGGAGCCTAATCTCGTAGTGGATGGGGCTGGGGAGTCGATTGTAGACATGCTTACGACCCCCTCATGCACCCTAGGGATAAGCCCTAAGGTGATGGACACATCTAACTGGAGATGGGGAGCTATTTCTTTTGGTCCCGCTGCTGCTTCCTTCTCAGCGAATGCTTATTTTTTCCCATCTGGAGGAATTTATTATAACGAAGATGATTTATGTGACGGAGTTAGTGCAGATGTAAATTCTTACATTAATCAAATATCTACAGATCGTATTATACGTCCTCGGTGGTTAAGCGGTACGGTCACAGATCCTACACCTTCTACTTACACTCCTCCTTATCAATTACCCTCTTACCCTGATCCTTTAAATAAAAAACTTGAAGATGCTAGTACTGCGTATTCGATTGTGAGTGGGGATGGTACTGTAAGTTATGGACATTTTGAAAATAGACCTAATTTTGCTTCAGGTGATGCCTCCAGTTATTTCCAAGGAACTTATGCATTATCAGGACAGACTCTAACTACACATCATCAAACAAGTGGGATACTTGTAAGCTCATATGAAGGAGATTGGCAAGCTGATCCTTATTTACATATGACTCAGCCCAGTCCCAATTTTGAATCTCAAGCAGCTTTGGGTCTGGGTGGAACCGCTCCTGTTAATGTTTTTAGTTATTATAATTATTATTCTCAAATGGATTTACGAGGATTTATTGAAACAACTTATGGTCCTGATTGGGTGTCCCCTAATAATATAGGGATGGTAGCTGTCTCTGGTGCAGTTGCAGGGGTAAATGCAGTTGATCTGGTAATAGATCCCAGAGTAACCATAAACACTACAATTTGGGGTGGGGATTTATGGGCTATGAATTTATATGGGGGGCTACATCAGATAGGCTTATGGAGTGTGAACTGTAAAGAGAGCCTGAAGAACCAGGAACCCCCTTTTACTATGGGTCCAACATTGACTCGTCACAATCTAACCACTGGAGTAAGCCCAATAGAATATAGATTATTTGCTAAGAAAACCTTTACAGAAAACTTAGCTCAGGTTAAAGATGATGCAGTAACAGGCCCAGGAATTACGCGACCTCTTTCTGGGCATGTAATGTTAGGGGGGATAAATGTACTTGGTGTATCGGATTACTTACGTCTTAGATTAAGTTGGACAATAGATTTTAGGGCTAAACATGGTTAATGGACATTTAACAATTTGTAAGATATACAAGGATGGCACTAAAGAAATCGTCTTAGATAAATCTAATATGATTACGAAGGGGTTAGGGTCCTCTTTAATTGATATATTAGAAGGTCGCGGAGCGGTATATCATGAAGACTTTGTACCTTATTATTTTCAAGTAGGAACCAGTAGTGTAGATACTCTTAAGTTTATTTCTGACACTTCGGCTTATTTTTATCAACTAAGTTCTCCTCTATCCTGGTCGGAATACGGAGATGATACAGATCTTATTCTTGATGAAAGGTATAGAGGATTCTATGCTTCTACAGTAGATGATGGCCTTACTTACGGAGAGTTGTATGGAACTAGTGGGGCTTTATCAGCGGTTGTATTTTCCGGTACTAATCAATATTTTGGGGAAGTTCCTCCAACTAAAATAAGTAGAGTATACTTAGATTCATTTGAAGCAGTAATTGTTTTAGATGAAAAAACAGCTAACGATAAAAATATTAGTGAGATAGGACTCTTTTCTAAAAACCCGAGGGGATTTAGAGGGGATTCCCCATTATTAATTGCTTATAAATCATTTACCCCTGTGCCAAAGAGTAGTGCATTCTCTTTAGTTATGCATTGGAGAATTGGTTTCTTAGGGTTAACTACTAATGTAGATGAGGTATTCGGGGATGGGGGTGGCTTGGTGGGGGATGTACCTGATGATACTTTACGGATAATAAGTGGCCCTTTGGGTGACCCCTAGATAACTATAATAGATGGAAGATAAAATGAAACAACATGATAATTTAGATCCTTCAGGTCATTTGGAAATTTATAAAGTATATGCAGATGGAACTGAAGAGCAGGTATTTGATGATCATAATGTCATCACTTCGGGAATGGGAGTGGGATTAGGTCTTCTATATGCAGGATCAGGAGCCATAACTGTAACTAATTTTCAAATCAGATATTTCCAATTAGGTGTATCGGGGAATACTATAATTGATTCTTATGGAGTATCTGAAACTACACTGGTTTCAGCATTAGGTCAGGACCCTGGTGGGGCTGCTGGGGCGTATGTCCTTACTCATTACAATCCTGGGGGCGACTCTACTCTTCCCCTCGTAGTCCATGATTTAATGGAATATAATGGGACTTCGAAAGCAGTTACTAATGGGGGAGATAATTGGGTATTTGCAGTAATCTCTGAGAATAGTATTAAACGAGTGGATCTTAATTCGGTAACCTATATACTATACGTAGATCGTAATACGTGTAACGGACAAATTGTAAATGAAGTTGGACTGTTTATGGAGAACCCTTTAGGAGTAGGTACTAAGAGGTCTAATTTAGTAGCTTACAGACCTTTTGTAAATATTAATAAGACAGATGATTTTGCATTAGTTTTTAAATGGACGTTGAATTTCTAACATGGCATTTTTAAAATATGATTTATATCTAGCTTCTGGAACAGCACAGTTGATTAACAACTGGGTTGATCCTGTTTATAAGTTTGATTCTAGTTCTTTCTATAACTGGGAACAAGATAACCTTCCTATTTACGATCTAGAAGATCGTGATGATTTCTTGCATGAGATGGCTGGGTATCCCACTTCTGCTGTAGATGGGATTATGCTCACGGTGTCCGATTGCGGTATTGATAATAAGAAAGTATTTGGAACTCTTTCTTCAGTTGTAGATGCTTTACCCAATACAATCAGGTTTCCAATCATTGTCGAAGTGGCTACCAGTGGACCCTTAGGAGGTCTTCATTTAGAAAATATAGACTTTGAAGGATCGACAGCGGGATTAGAGATTATAAATAGAGGATTTGCTAAAGCTATATGTGGCAGCAGTACGTCACCATCAAGTAACGTGGCTACGGCATATGGCGCGCTCTCTGAGGGAAGCTCCATCGAAACATTTCTTTCAATAGACTTAAGTACTACGATGACGGAATCTTCTTCCTTAGGGGTAAGCGATACAGTATGGCAGAGTAATGCGAATGGAGCTTCACTATGGTGGAATTACTATACTAGAGCTTTCGTGCAAACCCCTGAATGGAGTAAGGCGGCTGCTGCATCCCCACGAACTGTTACTATCTCATCAAGATTTTTAGATGTCGTAAATGTTGATCCCTTCTTAACGGGTACTGCCAATACTTTTACTGTTAATGATTATGCTGATAATTCAGCAAGTTCAGACGTAGTTGTGACGAATCTAGCTGATGATTCATTAGTAGTGAGGCAAGATATTCAATCGGCTGCTACAGCCCGTGCTCCTGCGTTAGTATATGCTAATGACTTGAGTGGGGTATCTGTTAAAGATTGTACGGGTAGAATTTATATTAGAGGCTTCTGTGTAGATGGAGGAAACCAAGCTGACCTCACCACAGGAAGTCCCTCACAACGCACAAATGTCGGATTTGATATTCAAAATTCTGATGTGGTTATCGAAAATTGTACCGCTGCTCGCTGTAAGAACGCAGGACTACAAGCTGTTAATTCTAATGTTATTTTAAACAGAGGATTTATAGCTTTCCACAATTATGAATTACAAAATGGAGGGGCTACATTAAGTGAAAAAGTAACTTCCAATCCTACTGCGGGACTTCGGGCTATTAATTCTAATATTACTTTAAGTGCATCTACAAACATGCTAAAGGGTCTTCCTATTGATTCTCCGTTTAGTTTTTACAGAAACATGATCGGGATTGAACTTGAAAATTCACAATTAGTAACTCCTCCTAATTGCAAGGGAGGAACCTCTAATGCTACTAATTTAGCGGGAGTTATTACAGACAATACTTATGGAGCACAAACTATTGTCTTACAAACTTTCTTTAATGTAACTTGTGGGATAAAAGCCAAAAACTCTTTAATTGAAACAGGATATAGGGTGGCATCCTTCCAAAATACGGTGGGAATGAAGCTAGAAAATAGCACATATAAAGTAGCTCAATCTTCTGTAGATCACAATCAAGAATATGGGATCTTGGCTAATGGATCTATCGTTAATTATAATAAGAATGGAGATCTCATAGGGTATGATTCTGCTGGTGGCCCATTCTATCCAGTAAATGAGTTTACTAATAATGGACAACATGTGTTACTTAACTCATCTGAATTTATTCCCACCTATGCAGCTAGTGCGATGTCTACTAACTATGAGATTCTTCAATTCAGTGGTAACCATGGGATTGAACAGCGTTCTGAGGGAGATAAACAAACCTTACCAGGGGTAGTAGTTGATAACGGATCTTATATGAATTCAGTAGCTACCCAAGCAATCCTCCTTACAGCAAATGGGGATGCAGGTACTTATCTTACTGATGGAGCTATTAAAGGTGCAGCTTTTAGGGTTACAAATGGCAGTCATTTAGAACTTCAAGGTCATGGAACTAAAGCTACTTTAGTGGTAGGTCCAGAGCTTTGGTCAAAGCAACAGAAAATAGCTGCTTTATATGCAGGAAATAATTCTCATATTTATGTTGCAGGACCCACTACTATTTGCCAAGCTGGCGTGGATGCTTTAGCTGAGGATAATTCTAAGATCTCATTTGGACCTCATCTTAAGGATGGTATTATAGATGCCAGTGGGTGGGCTTTGGCGACCGCAGCTAATCAGACACAAGTTAGACTACATGCTACACGGGCTTGTCTGGTAGCTAATAGAAACTCTACTATAAGTATGAAGGACATGGGAGACTATCATGCTCGATGGAACTCTAAGTATTTAACGAATCCAGATTATCCTACGGGTAACGAAAGTGACGGATATAATACCTCAGCCTACTGTTCTTCTGGCTACCTTCAATTTTATCCTAATCCTTATCTAGATTATTCAGTATATACTGGATTGCTGCCCCAAGCTAAGTATCCCACCAATATTGCCAACGTTACGGATACATTACCGTTAACACCACTTCCTTGGAATTGGACAGATACAGGAGTTGGTGTGTCGAGCCTTTCTTGGGGCGGGTTCTGTGTGAGGGCAGTCGGAGGTAGTCATGTAGAGGCGCAGAATGTATGGTTCCCTACTGGTTGGACCAATACTTCAGGACCAGTTTATAATGCGTCTGGTCCTGGCTGTGATCACTTGCGTATTTGGAATATCGCTGATAATTCAGAATTACATGCTTCTTACTTATCCGTAGGAAGTGACCAAGGTCCAGTAGGGGCATCCGTTCATCCTCAAGATGCTAGTGCTGCTTATTATGGGCCTAGTGCTATGTGGTGTTCTGGGACAACCCCCGACATTCTTTTTGGGGCTCCCTCTTCTACCCCAAATACTTCTTCTCTAAGTATATTAGACTCCTTTGGTTTGGGAGCAAACCCAGGAGCAGCCTATGGATATGTTGGGAAAACAGACCCCGAAAATATGGGACCTTTCAGGATATATGTCTCTCCTCACCCTAAAGCTAAATTTTTAGGCTTCCCTAGGAATGGTGCAGGGTGGTATTTTAATCCAGAACAATCAATCGGGTCGTTCCCGAGGTGTAGTATGGGGTATGATTTTAATGGTAAATTTCCTGAGTCTGAGTTAATAACAGGGGCTCCTTACCAGCTATTTTCTCAGGGGTATGCTG